TGTTTGTTCATCCCCGGTAAGTCAGGCTTACTATCCGGTTCTTCAAAGCGTTGATTAAATGAGTCGGGTGGTTCTATGTGTTCGCAGTCGTCGCATATAATGCCTAGTTCAGAGTTATCTGATTCAGATGAACCATACTCTTCGAACGTAGTGTTACTGGAACGACACTTGGTACACTCATACCCAGCATAATCGCCGCCTATTATTCCTAATCCTGCCATAACCCTTGCTTCATACGAAGATTAATTTCCTCATAATTCTGAGTTATAGCCTTTTCTCTCCAATAATCAGTCTTTTCTTGTTCATACATAAGCTTTTCGTTTATGTCGTGAAGTACAAAACAAAGCATAATCATTGAAGCTACTAATGTTAATACAGAGATAATAAGTAGTACATCTAACATAATTATCTCCCGAACTCTGGTTCACCTATACTTGCTAACTGAGGGTGAACCTTTACTAGTTCTTTGTATTCTTTCTCTTCTAACTCGATAGCTTTCTTTAACATAGCTTCCGTGTTACCTATATACGCATCAACGTCTATATTGTGACGCTTGAAGAGTGCGTCAATCTCTGCAAATTTACCCATCTGCTTTCTCCTTTAGTGTTTGCCATTCTGCATAGCATATTAAAGCTATCGCTGTTACTATACCTAGTAAACCAGATAGCACAAATTCCATCAGTGTGACCATTTCTTGATTCTCCTTCCTGATAGTTTAGTTATTCCTTGACATTTAGGACATATCTTCTTTGGCTTACCATAGGTAACAAAGTCTTGATACATCATTACTCTAGGTGCTGAAGATTGCCAACTTATTTCCCAGCAATGCTTACACTTAGAGCAATAGCTAATGTCTTTATCAGCACATCTACTATCATATCTGCTGTACTTACGATTAGGTCTATACATTCCAGATTTTCTATCTCTGGCTTTGTTAAACGATTGTTGATACCATTTCATATTAACTCCTTTATTAAACGATAAAGAATGGATACAGCATAGCTGTTTATTCAGTGTCTTATTGTAGAACTGCGGAGTCCTGTAATTAAGAGCAACTGTACCCATTCTTGTTATGGGATGCGGAGTCCCGTGGACAATTATCATTGGCTATTTTGATATGTTGAGAGCCTTAGATTATTAAAATACGGTAACTGCAACATCGCCGATTCCTGCTAGTAGGTGTGATAAAATATAAGGGCGGAATACACCACCCCTATATATTAACATTACATCTCTACTGCTTTAGGTCGTAAGAACTTATAGTAGTATTTGATGCAATCGTTACCTGACTGTGTCGTCACGGCTTCGCCTTGTTCGATATCTTCTGAAGTATTCAGAGGATAGTCAGTGTCTGCTATAAACTCAAGGTCACTAAAGAGTTTACTTAGCTTTTGAATTGCTTTAGCAGTTAACAGCTCGGGCAAAGCCCCGTCTGTTTCAAAGTTATCTTCAGGTTGAAGTATAACTATACTATGTGGTACACGGGCAGTATCTGACCTACGGTCATAATACCTGCTCTTGTTATCCACGATGGGTTTCCCATCTTCGACTTCGACCTTGCCGTCGGAGTCTCTACTCCACTCCTGAGCGTTATACGCCGAATGTATTGAGTATGTTTTAGCCATAATGATTTATCCTTTATGGTTTAAACCAATAGTTGAATTACTATTGATTGTGGTCTACGACCAAAATTAGCAGGGGATGTTGACAGGACAGCCGAGTCCGAAGTGAATAGCGAGGTCGTTGAGCAACGTGGACAGGGACGACATTGTTGTGAGGAGGGACGAGTCTCAACAGTGTTGGACCCCCCACGGGGTGAAAACGAAGCGGGTGGGTCAACTGGTAGAGTGCGTACTCCCATTCTACGGCAATTTTTAGAATGTTTTTTATTGTTTTCTTATATAATTTTTCGTATGAATTTTATAATAATTTTAATCATTTCAGGTATTTCAGTAAGCTTTATAGCAGATGAACCTACAATCTCTGAAGGGGAAGTTACAGCATTCATAGACATACACGACCAAGACAGCACACATCACGCTTATATAGACTTACGTGACGGTGAGAACTGGTGTTGGAAGCACAATATGTGGGAGAATGTTAGGATAATAAACCCTAGCAGAGTACGTAGAAAAGACGATTAGTAGCAAATAGCTCTATCTTGTTTATATCGTTAAGTTTAACGGATTGCCCTTAAAGTAAATAATAACTATTGTATATTGTACAAAAGTGTTTTACATTTTTTTCAATATTTGTTAGTTATACTTCACAATTTATCAAGGGGTAGTTGTCGTAAGTGGTTGATATTAAACAATACATTAAGAGTGATAATAAACTCGATTATGAGTTATTATGGAAAAACTGTGCTAATATCACGGGATTCCAAGCTGAACGTAAAAGAGGAGTGTTATACTATGAAGTCACAGAAGCGTACAAGGAATATAAAGCGTCTTCTAAACATACTAAGGATGGTGTTTCATCTACAGATGTTAAAGATGAGGTACTACATAACCCTAACACTCAAGTTCCTAGGTCTCATAAGATAACAGAAGACTTTGTTATTTCGTATATTAATCAAGAAGCTAAGTCTGAGTTTATAAAAACAGAAGAATACTGCACATATGACGCTGTAGAATCTAGATATGTTGCAGAAATCAAGGTGCGTAACAAGCATTATGATACTTGTTTAATAGAATATGATAAATGTCTAGCAAATCAAGGTCACGCAGACATAGATGGTAAAGAGTTTCTTTATATAGTAGCTACAACTACACATATATATGTATTTAACATCTCTAAAATCCAGAAAAGTAGGTCTAAAATACGCTGGAAAAACGAAGAATTACCAAGAAATAGCCATTTTGGTGGATATAATGACAAGAAGACTAAAAAAGTGGGCTATATTCCAATAGGAAGAGCAAGTGTTTGTTATAACTATAAAACATAAAGATATAGGACCAACTGAATACCCAGTATACACTAAGAATGAGGCGGATTCAAAGGATATTACTTATTTACATTGGCAACAGGCTAATGCAAAGCAATGGGCACTTACCGATGACGATTATGTTGCAAAGGTTATTAGTAAAAAGTCTTATCAGGACAAAGACAAAAGAATGTCCTATTATTATAGGATGCCTTTTGGTTATATTATGTGGAATCCTAAGTATCCTGATAAAAAATTTTGTTGTGGGGGACGGGTAGCTAACAATACTTTTACTGGACAAAAGTGGTTAGATGTAAAAACAAAGTCTGAAGACTATAAATCTTTAGCAATGTGGGCGGCATTAACAGAAGATAGAGACGTTGCTATTGACCAAGTGTTTGGACCAGTAAGTATGAGTAAAAGACGTAAATTAAAACGTCATATGAGGACGGAGGTCTTTAAAAGAATGAAAAGAGATGAAGCACAAAAATTATTAACTGATAATATGATGGACGCAGACTACTTTATTGATTTAATGAAGAAGGGAGTAGATATTGCATTAAAGAAAGAGGATGTTAATGGTATACGTGGATTTGTAAATGATGGGATGGAAATTCACGGAATGAAGGATAAAGAAACAGTAACAGTTACTGATAAGCTAGAAGCAACACAGACTAGAAAGTTGATTGATAACATTAACGCAGAAGAAGATAAACTAGTTGCATCTAGGACAACTAAAATGCCTATAAAGGAGGTAAAGGATGGAGATGATTAGTCATTACTATCAAACTTTAGTAGAATTGGAACATTTCCCGGGATGGGAACTATATATATTCCTTAACTTATTACTATGGGTTAGTGCTATATATAGATTAAACAGAATAGAGAGGAAGGTCACAAATGATTGAATTAGCATTATTAATAGCAGGTATACTTGTTTTTATAAATAGCAGACTTTGGTCTAAAGGATATTGGAATGAATATGGTAAATATGGACAATTATTCCGTACCAAAAAGTAAAGAGGTTGTATTCGAGAACTGGTACATAGTACGTAAGTTCTTATTGCCAGAGGATATAATATTTTATAAACAATCAATGTCAGGTCTAAACTGGGATGAATCCAGCACTGTAGGAGATACTGATAATTATAGAAACTCTTGGGTTAAATGGACCCCTAAATATCAAGGAGATAAGTTTAATTGGCTGTATGAAAGAATATGGAATTGGACAAATATAGCTAATGACGAGTTATGGAACTTTGATTTAATAGGATTTAAAGATTCTCCACAATATACTAAGTATGAAAGCCCCGGAGGTAAGTATGATTGGCATATGGATATAATGGGTTCAGGTATAAATCATAGAAAGGTTTCGTTTGTTTGTGAGTTAGGGACTAACTTTCAAGGAGGAAAGTTGCAATTTAAGACTGGAGCAGGACATCAAGAAATAGATTTAAACTACGGAGATGCAGTTTTGTTCCCATCTTTTTATTTGCACAGAGTTACACCATTAATAAAAGGAACTAGAGAAAGTTTGGTACAATGGATATCCGGGAAACCGTACAAGTAGACGATTACGAAGCCAAATATGCACAACAACAAGCCCTTAAAAAACTAAGAGCTAATCTTGGATTATTTGGTAGAACAATGTTCCCTACTGCTATTGCAAAAGCAGTACCACCATTTCACCACGAGATATACAGAAATCTGGCAGATGAGGCGAAGAAGCGTGTACTAATTGCCGCTCCTCGGGGAACGGCGAAAAGTACAGTGACCTCCTTAATTCTACCCCTTCATAGAATCGCTTTTAAGCCCTCTGCCAGTGATTTGTTTATAGTCATTGTATCTGAGTCACAATCTCAGAGTATAAATTTTTTATCTAGGATAAAGTACCATTTAATTAATTCACAAAATTTTAAGGAGATGTTTGGAGATTATGGACCGGAAACTGCTAAACGTTGGACGAATAATGATATTGTTCTTGCCAATGGTTCACGTATTATTGCTGTGGGAACTGGACAGCGTGTTCGGGGGTTTATCGAGGGTGACACTCGTCCTAACCTCATCATTGTTGATGACTACGAGTCAGAGCTTAACGCCGCTACTTCGGAAGCTAGAGCAAAAAATAGAAAATGGATAACAGAAGCTGTTATACCTTCATTGTCAGATGATGGAAGAATAGTTATGATTGGAACTGT